CGCTGGGCGAGATGGGGTAGATTCACTTTTCCTCCGGATCTTTTATCGTTTCAGGGGCCATCACATTGGCCTGCGCCCAGCTCGGCGGCGGCATCCCCTTTTCCTTAAAGTAATTAATTTCAAAGCTGCGCTGGTCCACTACCTCTTCCCAGTCCGCCCCCATGCTCTCAGCCACCTCCTGCTCCATAGTGGAAATACCGGCATCGAGGCCGAGGATCACCCCCTTCTTCTCCGCAACCGGGTCAACCCAGCCACGTCCCGGCCCCTGCCAGCGGGCGCGCGAATAGGCCGCACGTGCCTCAGCAAAGTCCGGAGCGTTTCGGGGGAGTGGGAGATCGTGAAATTCGTGCAACTCTTCCATAAAAGCCACCAGCACAGGCTGGGCAAAACCGGAGCCAAAGTCCTCGCGTCGCCGGGTCAGCGTTTTCCATGCTTCCAGCATGGCCGCGCGGGCCGAGCTGTAATTCACATCAGACCAGTCCTGGCTGATTTGCTGGGCAGAGAGCCCCGTCGCCGCCGCAAGATTGCGTAGCATGGCGCTTTCAAAGTCAGCAAAATTGCTGTTTGGCCGCTGCGCATCCACCGTCCCGATTTCTTCACTGGGCCACAGCTTCATGATCCCCACCCCATGATTCATCATCAGACGGTTGTCACTGTAATAGTCTGCGCGGGCATCCTGATAGCCGGTCCAGCCTTCCGCGTTCGCCACATCTGTAGCAGTGTCGCCCAACGCTTCAGCGGCCACGCTCGGGTCAAACGGTGACTTGAGATAGGCCCCGAACACGGCGTTGAGGATTGCGGCTTCAAGCTCACTCTGGTCATACTTTGTGAGCATCTTCATACGCTGCACAATCGGCGTCAGTAGCCCTACACCGCGATGTTGCGCGCCCCGGTCGTGGTCAAAGTCGTGCACCATCACCGGGCGGCCCCAGCGGGTTTCACGGGGGATACGCTGCCACATAACCGTTTCCGGAGCACTCCACCAGTCCCCCATATGCGCCTCCCGGATGTGGTAAAACACCGGCGCGCCGTCATCGTCGATTTCCACCCCACCGCGCATATACTTGAGATCCATCATCTGCTGCGGGTTGCTCAGCCGGTCCGGGTCGATGATCTGCAGGGTGGTGGCGAACTTCGCTTTTCCGTACCCGAGACGCTCCGGGCGGTACTGCAGATACCCCAGCGCATCGCCGTCTATCAGCTTGTGCCGGAAGGCCAGCCGCAACTGCTGTGAGATAGTCAGCTGGCGCTCCACATCACACCAGCGCCCCGGATCCGAGACCCAGCTGCGCCATGCGGCCTCGACCGCGCGTTTGTATTCCCGTGACCAGCCAATATCAAACGCACTGTTGCCGCTCATATGCGCCAGCGCCCGGTAGTCGGGGCTCAGTATCGGCCTGAAACTCGGACCAACAACGTTATCCTGGGTGCGGGTGATAATCCCCGCGCCCCAGCCGTCATTGCGGACCAGATCACGGGTACGCGATACCATCCGGTCACGGTACGGGTTTATTTCATTGTCCGGAGACCAGAGGGACGGTCGCCAGTTAGCCATCTGGTCGCTGGTCACATCGGCCGCGTCGTAAGCAATCCCCCGGTTTCCCGCCAACGCTGCGTTCCGGCTACGACCAGAGGGAGGAAGTGCCTTTGGCGGAAGCGGATGCCCATCCGGTCCTAAAAATGTAATTTTGGTCATATCAGTACCTGAATCGTTGATAGCGGCTGCGCGGGCTGCAGCGCATACCAAGTTTTATCTGAATGTCCCGAATAAACTGATTCAGGTTCTCCAGGCTCGTTGCCTTGTACGTCACAGAGCGGGTCCCGTCCCCCTGGGCATAGGAAAATGACACGCCCATCTGCCCCAACATCATCTCGGTGTAGGCTTTTTGCGCAGCCGCAAGCGCCGCCCGGAGCTGGTCCGGCGTCATACCCGCAAGCGGGCCACAGTTCGCTGTCATGGAATTACCTGGCTAATCGTTTATGGAGAGGGAGTTTTTTGGTTTTTTCCGGCGTCGCCGGTAGTTCTGCTCCGGGCAAGCGCAGGCTGATTTTTTCTTCCGGTACTGCGGGAGGAGGCTGTAGTTTTTCCAGTTGCAAGTTGTCAGCCGTCTGATTGAGCTTAAAGCCGAAGTGCATTAGCCCGCGAAGTGCAGCAAAACCATAAACCATACAGTCCAGGGTTTCGTTAGCACGCCCAGGTAACAGTTCCCACGCACGGTAGCGCTGTCCACCGGATACTTTTACAACTGAACGTTCCGCCAGTAGCTGGCTGAAATAATGCAAATCTGTCGAGGCTGGAAAATGAATGTAACTCGGTACGGGCATACCAGGCACATACTCTTCTGGGAGTTCAATATGCAACCTTGAACGAATGATATCTTTGGCAGCATTAACACCCAGCGGCGTTGGCCTGTACTTTGATTTAGAGCGAGCACTTGGTTTATTCGTCGGCCAGACCGGAGAGCGCTTTCCTCCCCGCGCAGGCTCACCACGAATAGCCCAGATACGGCGCGCCAGACGTTCTTTTGAAAACTCGTACACTTGCTGACTATGATGGCCGCCAGAGTCATGACAGGCTGCAGCGATCACGAATCCGTAGCCATCAGCACGCCGCCAGATCTGTTTCAGGTAGGCATCCAGTCGTTCCCATGGTTCAGGGGTTTCGAGATCACCCTCAATCACATCATGGGTGATAACCCAGCACTCTTCGTTACGCCCCCATCCCAGCACGGTTATTTCAAAGCGATCATCCTGGGTATCAATACCGGCAGTCAGAATGACAACACCGTCCGGCAACTCCGCTGCATAAATTTCGCAACGCGCCAGAAGTCTCTTCTCATTGAGAGACTTCTCACCTAAATCTTCGTATGACTCCCCCAGGACCAGGTTGATAAATGTCTGGCGCATGAGCGGATCATTTTTTACTGTCAGCCATTCCTCTACCAGGCAGGGCCATGCTGCATTGGAAAACAGACTGTAGCCCGCCCAGATGTGAAACCCGGCATGACCTTTAAAGGGTTTGGTTGCCTTCCACTCACCGAGTCTGACCATGCTCGCCTTATCGCTGTGCTGAATGACACAACCACTGGCGCGGCAAACATAGTATGCCGTTTCAGGCAAGCCATTACCGTCTTCATCCTTATCCCATTTGATGCCATACGGCGTTTCCGGGCCGCCCCATTCGAGTATCTGAAACTCACCACAATGCGGACAAGGAACATAGTAATAACGCTGATCGCTTGTTTCGAATGCTTTATCAATTCTGCTGGTCCCCTTCACCGTTGGCGTTGAGCCCAGCACAATTTTTCGATTCCAGAACGTTTCTGAACGTTTAATGCCTAACGCTATCTGATCACCTTCAGCTCCTGCGCCGCTGGATGGGTAGCCATCCACTTCATCAAACAGAATTATGCGGCAGGTAATACGACGAAAACCGCCAGGGCTGTTTGCCCCCACCAGAGTCAGGTTTGCACCGTTTGCAAAAGTCTTTTTAAGGATGGTCTGATTACTGTCCTTCGCCTTTGGCCTACCACAGATAGCCGACAGCACAGGCGTATCACGAAGCATTGGCGCAATTTCAGTCTTACTATAATCTTCAGCATCCTCTACGCGGGGCTGAACGAGAAGTATCGGTGAAGGATCATGAGCAAGGTAATACCCAACCACGTGGTCAAGGATCTTGGTGTAACCCACACGCGCCGATTTTTTTACGGATACTTTCGTAACGGTTGGATCAGTAATGGCATCCATCATGCCATCCTGATAAGCGAAGGAACGAAACTTACCGGTCTGCGCGCTGGTCTCTTTTGACAAAACTGCGTGGGTGTTAGCCCACTGACTTAAAGACATCACCGGCGGTGGCCGGAGTGTGCTTATTGAGTCGGTGAGTTTTTGTCTGAACTTATCAAGTGGGCTTTTCCCTTTGATCAATAGTGAGTTCATTCAGCGCCTCATAAACCAGTTCCTGCAGCGCTGCCACAAATCCGGCATCGTCCGTTGTTGTTGCAAGACCTCTGAGTCGGGGCCCATGTTCCGGAGCAAGGGCAATCAGGCGAGTACGGACCCGAGAATATTCGGTGTTAACCTCGGTGATAATTTCATCCCACGACAGCAACTGCCCCCTTTTTTCCTCATACTCAAGCTGAGTCAGAAGCGCGAGGAAATTCTCCTTAAGTGTCCGGGCTTCATCAAAACTCATTTGAGCACCGCTCGACGCGATCATTCTCTCCACGATCTGAGAGGGCGATTCACTGTCGGTGTTACCCGTTTTTTTGTTACCTGACTTGTTACCCTGGCGGCTGTTACCCTGTTTGTTACCTTCGTCATTTTTGACAAGTTTCAAACCCGGTCGGGTAACAGTTTTCCGGTGACGTTCCAGTAGCATGTTTGACGCTTTCACATCGATGTCGTCACCTTTAAAAACCAGCCAGCCACGGGCTTTCCAGCCTGTTACTGTTTTTCTACTGACACCATGCAGCTTCGCAAAGTCTGACTGATTCACGTGTTACCCTCCTGTTACCTTGTTACCCAAATTTCAAAATTTTGTAGCTAGGGAAACCTCGGGGCGCGCAATGCCCGTGAAACAAAAAGTCGCCAGGAGGGACCCATTTTTGACCCCCTCCCCCGGTCTGTTTTTTTGGCAGAAAAAAACTCATCACTTAGCCGTTCTCAATGCCTCAGCCATCGCCTGGCTTAACGCTGACGGCATCAGCACCTCTGCCATTTTGTTTGCTCGCGCGAAGTAATCCAGATGCTCTTTAACGGGGAGTGCGTTACCGAAGCGAAGGAGTAGCTTTGGTGCTCGCTGCTTCTTCCGCTCGCGTCTCTCTCCGTTTGGTGAGCGCTTTCTCCTGCTCTTAACCTTTCTTCCTTTCCGGCGTTGCCATACACCATTAATAGACTTACCGGCTTTCGTTGTGACCGTACCAATAAAGTCATTGGGATTGGCTTTCAACTGCGCCAGCTTGTTCCTCGCCAGGTTGCCGTACTTGTTCAGCCTGATGTTTTTGGGGTTCAGCAGCGCCTTACCATTCAGCTTATGAAGCCCGCCAAACTCAAACGGATCGAGATAGCTGGCTGCTGTATCCATCACGAAGACTTTGGCTGTCAGGTTTGTTTTGCGCGCAGCTGTCGAACGAACTGCATTCACGGTGAACGGTGTAGGGTTCTCCAGCTGTCGCTGCAGTCCTTTCTTCTCACCCTGCTCAATCTGGCGCGCTACATTCGTCAGCGCCTGCGCTGTCGCAAATGGGATTTGCTTTCTGATGCCCCCCAGCGTGCTACGTAAGTCCTGCAGACTAGCCATAGTCTCCACCTCGTCCGGAAAAGTGTTTTTGCTCCTGTTTCCGCTGGTCCAATACTTCCTCCCAGTCTTCCCCTGACCGTTCTTCATGCTTTTTCAGCTTACCGCGCACAACAGAGGCGACGAGGTGAACAAATAAAGATGCCAGGACATAGCAAACCGCTGTGAATATCCAGCCGCTGTAGGCCAGCAGGACCACTGCTGCGATCAAGCACCCCCAGCCCCACACACGGATAACGATGTGCCTTTTCCTTGAAAACCGCTGCAGGGATTCAATGGTCGTCTTTAGGGACTCACCCACCAGCGATTCCAGCAAACTGGCGGCGACACCGATAAAACAGCTAATAAATATCCCCAACAAAATAAGGATCCAGAACGCAGCGGCCGCAATGCCAACAAACTGGCTATGGCCGGTGTATATGCCAAATATCATGGACGCCATAACTATGTAAAAAATGGCCGACATAAGCGCGCCGGTAATTAATTTCTTCATTGCGTTTCCTTTAAGGTGTGAGCCTGTCGTACAGAAATACCGCCCGAGAGAGGTCGCCACCTTTGACGGCATTCCTCAGGCTCACTACTGAAAGACTCTCGTGAAATAGCGCGTACGATGCGCATGAAAAGACCCCGTTACCACGGGGTTGAATGCTTATGAAAGAGGGTTTGCTGAAGACAGCTCACCTTCATCAAACCACCCATCAACACCACGACCGTCGGCCGTCAGATAGTGGATTAAATATTGATTACTCGTACTGGCGTATTCAGCACGCCCCTTTACGCTGCCCTTTTCACCACTGATGGTGACCTGAACGGCCTGACCTAGTTCGTGTTTAAAACCCATATAATTTCCTAATTTTGATGTAAAAAAGCCCCGCAAATGCGAGGCTCGTTGGCTTATAAATTGACAGGACTGGCGCTACTCAAGCAGGACCACAATCCGTGACGATGTGTTTTGAGCCCTTATCCACGCAACCGTGGGCGGGGTAACTTTCCACACACCGGGCTCAAGGATAAAACCCTCATCATCAGCTGCAGGCTCTGCCACCGAGGGCACCACCCGGACTGCATCATGAAAGACTTGTAGCGTTGCCGTCTGGGTGCCATTTGTGAGGCTGACCCAGTTCTTATCCAGTTCAATCGTGGCTGCATCTGATGCCATAATTACCCCTAAATACCGAGAAGTGTTTTCACTGCGTCTTTATCCTGACAGGCCACCAGCTGCCCGCCGAAAGGCGTGATTTTGCTGATATCCACCGCACTGTTGCCAATGTGAACTTTGTAGCCAGGCTGGAACAGCACGGCTTTGCTGGCCCCGTCCACCGTCAGCGCATTTATCAGGTTTCCGGTGTCGTCACGGACGCTAATAGCGATCTGGCCGTAGTTATCTACCGTGCCGGTTGCCTTGATAGCGACGTCAATTACACCGTCATCTTCGCCAAAATAGAACGCGATAACGTTGGCATCCGTCTGCTGTACAGACTTAAGCACCAGCTGGTGATTGAGCTGAAGTTTTCCGTCCAGAACCTGATCACCGCTGGAGCCCAGCGCCGAAATCAGCGCAAGCAGTGCCGGCACATCGACCGCCAGCAGAATGTCTTTGCCGAGGTCCGTTGCGTCGGTGATATCAGCGACAGTTACCGAGCCACCAGCAGCAGCGGCTTTTCCAATTATTCTCCCAGCCTGTTCTATAGGCATGATTACTCCCCCACCTGGCAAACTACGACCGCATTACCGTTCACCAGTACGCGGGTAAAACTCATCTGGTCCGTTGAACTGATTTGCACGCCAAGGTATCGCTGGGACACGCAACCGGTGAGCAAACATGACAACGCCAGACACAGCATCAGCGTTCTCATATCAGTTTCCTTTGCATACCTGGCTTTCGCCGGGGTTGGTATCGATGCACGCGGAGCCGTTTGGATACGTAACCACCACTGTGTTGTTAGGCTGCACCTCGGCGTTGGTTACGCCCTGACCTTTCGCGCCATTCACATGGGTGAACGACACGGCAGAACAGGCGGCCATCAATACAATCGCAGCCACCAGCAGACCGTTAATCAACAGACGCCTGTTTTTCTTCTTCATAACGCCCCCGAAAAACTAAAGCGAGATGGAGAGCGACGGGAAAAGAATGCTCTGCAGAGTCGCATCCGCATCTTTCTGTTTTTGTTTAGCCTGCTCCAGATTGTGGGCAGCATCGGCAGTAACAGCAGTAGAAACCACCAGCGCCTTTTTAGAACGATCAACCTGGCGATCGGCTTGCTGCTTATTACTCAAAGCTGTGCGCTCTTTTTCCTGCTGGGCTTTCAATGAATCACCGGCGCAACCGGATAGCGCGCAGACGACAGCAACGCCAGTGATGGCGATAATCATTTTCTTCATGGTCTCTCCATAAATAAAAAAGGCCGCGCACAAGCGCAGCCTCAGGGGAATACCAGATTGCGTCTGGCGGCGCTAAATCTGCAGTGCCGGCGAACATACACCAGCAGGATCACCACATAACATCTCACCATTAGCCTGATGTAATGCGCCTTCAAGAGAAGATATTATTTTCCCCTGAGTACCGTCCGCTATGTACGCAAGTGAGGTCATCCCTTCCTGTTTCTCAGTATCGAGATACCAGATCACCACTCCATTGCTTTCAATTGAGACTTTCATTATTCCTCCGGAGTTAGACTCTCAATGGCGTGCTTTGACATATTGAAGCCCTGCCAGACAAATAAGCGTGCCCTATCACCGCGCGGGGCGACAGGGACGGAAATTCCGGCAAACGTACAACGGGTAATTTTTGGACCTGTCGCCCCGCGTGGTGATGTGCCTGATGCGGGGGCTGTAATCACACCCATTTGTATGTTGTAACTATGCCCGCTTATCAGCCGGCGCTGTTTACCGAGCATCAAACATAAAGATTTTTGCCGTTGGGCAGACAGCAGAGGCATAGGTCCGCAACCCATCATCAATGGGATAAATTCTGGCCCACTCTCTCTCAATAAGAGACGCATCATCGACAAGATATATACCGTTCTGCCGAGGCATGAACTGGCTGATGCCGATCATCCAGTCGAGCGGAATACCACGTTTTGTATAACCGTCTTTCCGTTCTGAGGTCGTCAACAGGAAAGCATTTATTGAGCGTGCACGATAACCCTGCAGTAACGCTAAAACAGACGTAGTGACCCCACTCTTCGGCTCCATGCTCACATTGATAATCTGCATGTTCCCCCCTAACTGATGACATAAAAAAGCCCCACTAGCGTTAACCAGTGGGGCTTTGCTTACTTGCTATGCAACTACAATGACAGCCACTTAACGCGAGTGGCCCCGGCACTATTTTATCCGTGTCTATCGAGGGGTAGGCTGACCCCGTTTACGCGCATCGGACGGCCCGGCTTAAGATGGAATCACCTGGGAAAACTCGCGGAAATATGAGAAAAAACCGCGCCATCGTTTCAAATCTAACAACGGTAAGAACACTACCTTTGACCACCTTACGCCGCGTGGCCCGTAACGCTGTCTTTACGACCTAACTACCACGCCGTCAGGGGAGGTTACACAGGTGCAGGCCATATATCCGGTGTAGTGCTCTTGCCTGTTGTTATCTGCGGAGCTACCACTCAGGCGTATGGTCAACCTGGTAGCTCGGTGTCATTCCCGGACGAAGGACGAGCCCGGCCATACTTACCGCCGCGCCATTTCGCAGATCACCACAACAGGAAGCGCATTCCGGGTAACAAACCCCCCATGGTTAATAGGGTGGAATACGCTTTCTGTTGTGTGGTTGAGCTACACCACAACGGAGTGAACCATTCCCCCGGAGCTTCACTTCTCCGATAAGGTTCCCCGCGCTTAACTCCACTCGGGTCGCTTCGCGTTGCGGCTTGTGTGGCTACCCGTCCCCACCAGCCGCGATGCCGGACCAGAGACAAGAATGATTCATTCCGTTGTGTGCCGGTCTCTCCCGGCTTGTCACGGCATATGCCTTCCGTCCTCGGCACACGTTACCGGGCGAGCGTATATAGGCGTTCACCGAATCCGGCTACTACTCGTCGCGCTCCCTCGGGCTTGTGTTAGGGGCCTTCAACGCAAAAACACCACGTTACGGAAAAGACTATACCAAAGTGCCAAACTTAACAATGCAATTTGTGGTTTTTGATTCAAAAATTCAAATATAAAACTACAAAATGAGGTTATCGAGTAAGGGGGATTGCGACGCTGTACGAATGAATAAAGGGCTGTGACACGTCACAACCCTTTTATTTTGATGAGTAGTTTATTGCGGCCGCTGGTCTGCCAGCACTGAGAATCACCGGCGAAAACACACCCAGAGAGGTCCCCCGGTGCCATCGCACCGCACTTCTTACAATGCTGGGTCTGGAGTTGCGCCAGCTGGCGATTTAACCTGGCATGATCCTCACGGATTAACAGCGCTATGTATTCGTTGAGATCATACGGAGATCGAAAGAGACGGCGGCCGGCTGCGCTATCATTCAACATCCCCAACTCTTCAGGCTCCAGCTTTACCCGCAATTCAGTTAACCCGCGCTCCTTGTCACGCAGCCGCTGCGCGCGCTTACGTTCCGCATCAGACGTTTTCATGGTCCTCCGTTCGCCCACCAGCTGCTCCCTCTAAAAATTTATTGATATCCCATATCCAGAAGCGGTGGAGCATAGTATTGAAGGGGGGCAAATGGCGATAAACCATATACCCCAGCTCATTGAGCACCTTAATTCGGGCATTGAGCACCCAATTAATCCTTTTAACCATCAACGTAATAAACAACAAAATCAAGCACAGCAGCGCTGTAATGATATACACGCCAGTAATCACTGTTGCTCCTCCTTATCCGGGTAAAACGCCAAACCATCCATAAGCACATAAGAATCACCGCCATTAACTGCGATGTAACGGCTCATTCGCCATCCCCTTTCACTGTGATGCCAGTTGCGCGCTGTTCGTTAAACTGGCGGCGTGAATCCCATCCCCAGCAGAAAAAGCCGTAGAATGTGCAATTATCTCCAACGGTCCACGCCTCTGATGCCAGTTCTTTTTTGACTTCATTCCATGCCCAGCCGCGGCAATAATCAGCGTCAGCATTCTCTTTAAAATTGATTGGATTGGCTGGCCGCGCCTCTAGCTCAGCAATCCGCTTCTCTGAGGCCTCAGCGCGTAAGCGATGCTTCTCAATGGCAGAGCACGCCTGGTCATAAGCCCATTGCGTTGGTGTGCGATTTTCATAGCGGTCATTTGCTGATTTGATGTCAGATTTAAGTTCCGCATTGCGCCGTTCTGCGGCTTCCAGTTCATCCAGCAGCGCCAACACTGTGGCAGGGCTGGCTGCTGCGATGAACTCCGCATTAGCCTGCTGCTCCTGCTGAAAATCAGCATCAAATCCACTTTCAGGGTGTGCACCCTCAATTCTGGCGACAGGTATGCGCCCCTGAACTTCGCACTGAATCAGCGCGTCATCACCATCAAAGCCATCCTCTCCATACTCAAGCAACCATTCGCCATGAGTTGCCTTCTCCGCCGCTTCACGCAGCGCCTGCTTGTTTGTGCTCATTTAGCGGCCTCCCACGTTTTCAGGCTCTCACCGCAAAATGGGCAGAAATTCAGTACAATGCCGCGCCCCACATACCCGCCAGAGTGAAGCTGTATCAGGTCATGTCCCTTTTCACCCGTCGCTGTATTCACGCGATACGGCAGAAATAGTCCTTTCGCTCGCGCCGTTGGACTGGAGCCATCCAGGGCCTTTTTGAGCGCATCGCAGAGCGCTACATCTCGACCGTTAACTTTGCATTTGTCTGTCTTCATCAAGACGCTCCCTTTGACAGTTTGCGGATGCGGATTAAATGGGGGTTCTTCAGTTTGCAAAGCTGTGCTGTCGCCTCGTCCATCGTATTGAACGTTTGCGCCCCTGTTAGGTATCGTGTCCAGTATTTGGCTTTGTGCTCGCCAAGGTCGTGCTCAAAATACAGACGTGCAACACCTGTCCATTTCGGTTTCCCGTTCATCAACACATAGCCACGATCATCTCGAAGAATGTCATCCCCTTGAAACGTCATGAGGACAAAAGGTCCTTCCGGTTTCTGCGTGCTTAGATCATGTTTATTGAGTGTCATTTAATCACTCCAAATTCTGTTTTAGTGACGGTGGTTTCTCCCAGCGCAAAACCAAAGACTGTTCCAGCAGCTGCCAGATAGTCAGCAGCGCTAACATGCAGCAGCCCATCTACCGGCTTAAAATCAGCCTTAGCTTCCCAGCCTTTCCTGGCTGTATTCATGCATATGGATGTATTGAGGTTTGAGTAAAGCGCCAGGTCGCGCGATGCCACTGCAACCTCAATACCAAGCGCTGCGACCAAAGTTTTACGGTTGATAAATCCGTGCTCAATAAGCATCGCCTCGATAAACTGGAGGCGTATAAGCACAAAGCGGCGTAGACCAAGACCTGCAAGTTTGTTGGGTGTCATGCTGCCCATCCTCGACGTTCGTGACCCAGCGCGTAACGAGCCTCTATCGGGTCATTCTCTTCGTACTCACCACTGACGCTTGCCACCATCGCTGTGCAGCATTCGTTGCAGCAGCGATATGACATCAACTCGCCGTCAAATTTCCACGTCGCGCTGCGGTGAATCTCTCCCTTTAAAACCAAACCGTGGCATACATGGCATTTGTATTCACCACGGCTGATAACGATTTTGTTTGAAAGCTCTGTGTCGCCGGGAGTGCCAAAGTCCCCCTCAAAAAGGTCAAAATCCAGAGCGTCCTCCAGTTCCTGTTTGCTGGGCGTCATTCTGCTCGCTCCTGCTTCTCAGCCTTCAGAACCATGCGAGACCCATCATCAAGCTCCCAGCCGATTTCACCGCCTTCAGCCATGACCAGTTGCCACGTCAATTGCGCAGCCTCCTCAGTAACATCACGCCCTCGGTCATTGCCTACGCGAACGCGATTTCCGTTTCCAAGGTCTTTCATCCTGGCAAGCTGGATAGTTTTAGTGAGCGGAGAGAATCCGAGCTGCAGTTTGGCTGAGTTGCTCACTTTGACACCTCCTGACTAAGCTCTTCTGCCCAGTCTTTCAGCGCCTGCTCTGCATATTCACCAGATAGGCCATCTGCTGCTGGTAACGGGTCGTTTTCCAGATCTTCTTTCGCCGTCAGAATCATACGAACCACATCGAAAACTTCGGCCTGTGCCTTATCGATAAAACCGTGATTGAACGCTGCCGCAAGACGACTGGCCGCAAAGTTAATACCCTCGTTACGCGCCTGCGTCCTCACTTCAGACAAGAAATTTTTATACGCAGGGATCTGCAATACAGACGCCTTTCTGATAAACGTTTGCACTTCTGCAGGGCATAGTTCGTATTGTTCATCGTCAATTAGCGTCACCTGACTAAGAACCACATCAACGGTGCATAGCTCAGCCACCAGCTCTTCATATCTGGCTTCCAGCTCTTCGTTTGTTGGTTTCATTCCGGACCTCGTGCATAGGCTTTCTGCATTTCTGAATACAACTCGCTTTCATCGCCGGCTGCGTAAAGCAACTTCCAGCGCTCCCAGTTTTTAGCTACTGCATCCCACTCATGACCATGGCCGTAAAGGAGGTACACCAGCCCCTCAAAATCAGGCACAGCCTCAATAAGGCGAATGCAACGGCCGAGATCATCCGGGTCACGCGGGTAATGGTTGGGTGCATTGAATGGCGTACTGATTTTTCCGTTAGAGAGCACAGAAGCCATAAATCGACTACTCAGCCCTACATCGTCGCTTTCAAGCCACGCCACCAGCCCCATCCCTTTCGTTGCTTTCACTGGTTCACGTGCAAATTCTTCACAAATGAGGGTGGCGGCCCTGATAATTGCATTGAAACGATCGTCAGCAGGTAAACCGGGGTGCTGACGGTCTAACTCTTTGGTTATCGCGCTAATTAACGATATTTGATTGAATTGATAGCTACTCACGCCAACCTCCTGCATTGATATCCCTCCTCACCCGGCCGTAATAAATGCCTGAATCCATCATGGTTATCGCCTTTAGCCCGAACCTTAGATCTGCGGGTATTTTTCGGCGGGTATAGCGCATCGAGCGGCGTTTTTCGAAATAAAGTCTGCGCACTCTCATCAGCGATCCCTCTCGCATTTGGCGCATGTTCCACCCTGATAAGGTCCGGAGTAATACTCGCTTTCGCTGATGAATCGGCCACAATCCGGGCATTGGTAGCGCGGGGAAATATTGCGCTCTTTGATGGGTCTGCGAAGAGTGATGTTTTTCCCCTCCAGCGCAGTGCTCAGGCTTACGTCCTGGCTGTCTACAGCGTATTTAATATGGGCATCGGCGTAGTTTTTCGGCCACGGGATATCGGTCTCCCGCGCGGTGTTTTGCTGCAACGCTTCAAGCCGGGTAAAGGTCTGGGCTTTTCGGAGATCGGTCACATACCCCGCCCCATTTTTACCCCACCACAACAAGTCATTTCCCGAGAAGTTTCGGGAGTCCTGAAGGTAATACAGTTCGTTGTTTTCCATTGTCGAGGTCTCAACTTTTTGCACATATAAATATATTTTTATATATTCATCTAAACTCGATGCGCTCAGCGACATACAGGCGCGCTTTAGCTAACTTCCGTTTGTATGTCCTTAAAGAGAGCCCGAGAGCGTGGGCCTTATCCATCTGTGTATGGGCTTTGTCGAGGCTCTTTGGGGCCCACGCTCCGTTCTCAATTGCTCCGTATTCAATCCGTAAAATTCTGGCGGCTTTCTCGTCACCGTTAGTGAGCGACATAACAGCCGCCTCCACTTCCATCTCTATCTGGTCTTTCGGTTCACCGCCGCCGCCAGAGAACTGGCAGCGCGTAACCATCATCATTTCCAACATTGAGGCGAAGCCGCTACGTGAATTGCACCCGCCAACTATCCAGCGAGCCCATAGCTCCAGTCGTTGCTCAAGCCCTAGCCCTCTTTTAAGGTGCATACATCCCCCTTCAGCTATGGCCTTACTTCAGGTTTTTCGGTATGTCACCGAGGCTAAGATCAAAGCCAATCGCTGCTTTTACTGAATCTGCGATACGCTCCCACGCCATTGCACACAGCAATTCATCCGGGCCATACACAGTTGTAAATCGAGGGCCATTGCTGGCGATTGGGTGGCGAACCGCGACCGCTGCCGGCAATCCATCAGGCGTAATGCCACGGTGATGGGTGCTGCAGATGCCATAACCATGAAAATGACACCCGGCATCGTTACTCCCGTAATCCGGATCGTGATGAAATTCAGTCCACGCTTCAGGGTTCTCAATTTCACGGCCATCGATGATGCAAGGGACGCAACCCACATCGCGAATACACGCCTCTATGTAGAGCTTTTCTTTTTTTGTAGGAGCACGGCCATTCATCGCTGACCACCTTTCATGAACTGATTAAATTCATTGAGAAGGGCTTCATAAGCGGTACGGGCGCGTTCATTAGTGGCAAGCTCAGCGCGAGAATTAATCCCACACAGCTGGCGAAGGCCACCAGCTGCAGATTCTTTATCCGTGACTGGCCGCTGAAGTTTGTCGGCAAGAAATTTGCAAAAATTAGCGTTCTGGCACCATCTGACGGCACCGAAAACATAGGGGTGAGCCATGCTAACGCCCTCCCCGATATGTGGAGTGGTGCTCACGCAGATAGCACTCGGAAAACGCCTCAAGTGGTGACATGTACACTCGGCGCTTTTCCAGCGTTGCCAGCTTATTGGGGGCTAACGCTACGTAGAGGAAGTCAGGGCCAATAGCGACGTCCTCACTTCTCAAAAGAGCGGGAAGCACACCAGGAAGGACGCAGAACACAGCCCGCCGCTGTTTGAGGTAAAGATATTCGGAATATGAACTCACACCCGTAACAACCGTTACGGTGTCACGATAATGACGCCCAAGGAGCGCGTGGTTTAAATTGCGGTGCTTTTTGTCAGCGTCGCAGTCGTTATCAATGTGACGAACGGAGTAACCACTCAGCTCATCAGATAGAGCTTTAACGACTTCATGCTGATGTATGCGGGAGGACCCCAGCAGGACCATAATCATCATGAGTTGAGTCTCCCTAATGCAGCATTGCGGGACTCAGCAATGGTCTTGTGTATCAGCTGTAAATCACCGGAATCTTTGCCCGAAGCCACCAGCACTCCAATGGCGTCTCGCACTTCGCAGACGGTGACGTGGGTATGAGCCCAACGGGCCGTGATTTTTTCACCGTGGAGATTGCAGCGCTCAGCTGGCAGATCCATCTCCTGAAAAACACGCTTCAATCGCGCAAGGTTTTTAACCAGAACCGACCCCGTTAAGCGACGAGTGTCGGGAGTGCTCATCTGCCCTTCTGCTGACCTTTTAGCGATGAACGCCTGCAGCAGGGCATAAAAATCAATTTCGTTCTCGGAGCACTCAAGTAAACGCTGTTGACTGAGGGGTGTGGGGTAGCGCTCAAGACGGCACCAGGCCCCAAGAGAAGAGTTCGGAAAGTTAAATTTAGCGGCGCAGGTTCGCAGTCCACCGTGTTTTGCCACCCAATCCTGTAACGTCACATAGCACCCCAATAAAAACTACAATTCGTGGTTATATTTAACCACTAAACGGGATTTATCAAGAGAATCTACGTGATTTTGTAGTTGACGTGCGGAATGACTACAAATTGTGCTAATCTGACTACAATTTGAGGTTAGGGTTATGCTGAAGATGAACAACGAAAAAAACACAATGGCGGTCCAGATTGGCAACCGAATCAGACAAAAAAGAATTGATGCAAAACTGTCGGTTCAAGACCTTGAGGACCGGACAAAAATACCCCGCAGCACGATTCAAAACTATGAGTCCGGTATAAGGCTTGCCCCACTCAAAAGCATGAAAATACTTGCTGCAGCGCTGAAGGTTTCCCCAGCGTGGCTATCAACCCTGAGTGACCTGGAAGGGGAAAGCGACTCTCTCGCGTTCTCTCCTCTCCCTCAGATAGGTTCTCCCGAATCATTAACCTCCGTTGCGTTTAATACCGCTTTTTTGGAGAAAAAACGGCTCAACGTCAGCAACCTGGTCACGATGAAGGTTGAGGATGATTTACTAGCGCCAGATCTGCCAAAGGGAAGTGAGGTTCTGATAGATACCTCTATCAACACTATCGAAAAGACAGATATTTACGCTATTAAGGACAATTCCGGACGCATAATGTGCTTATGGGGTAGAAAAGAGATCGGTAAAAATGAGTGCCTTGTTTACGCTACTAACGACGCTCGTTTTCCACCAATCCGCATTAAAAAATCTGAAAAGGTCGCGATTGTTGGTCGAGTTGTCACGATCGTTATGTGGCGCTAACTGAAAGCACGGATTCCGTGCTTTTTATTACCCAAAATAACCACATGGCGGGTCAAAAACTACAAATCGAGAGACAACATATGAACCATGAACTCTATCCCACCTACACTTTACTAACTAACGACCTCTTGGCTAATGCCCTATCTCTTGAATGTATGTTCAAAGCGTATATTGACGATCAGGATACGAGCGTCATTGAATCTGCTTTTATCATCGCAAACACCCAGTTAACCATCGTTCGTAACCTTCGTGATATGTCAGAGGGAGAGCTAGACCACGACATTATTCACCTTTCCGCTCGTTCGGTTGGTGTTAGTCTGATGGTTTCGGCGCTAATGAGTTCTATGGAAAATGAGGAGGAAACTGAGGAGAAAACTGACAACTCTGCTGAGTTACCAGAAGCTATACTCACCATGGTGAAAGGCTGCATTTCAAATTTAAAATCAATACGTTATAGCGTGACCAGTTGCTAAAAAAATGTGTATGGAAACCGGCACCAGAGCACATATAAATATATATTTATATAAAAATATAAAACAACTTGCTTTCATGACACCCCCCCCTGTAGACTCCCTTTCGTAGTTTGAATATATAAAAATATAAATATATATTTATATGTAGCTAACGAAAACGGAGTCTCGACAAATGACCATTTCAATAGCCTTTGCTTCCGGTAAAGGTGGCGTAACAAAATCCACATTAGCCCGCGCCGTGGCTGTCTCATATGCTAAATCTAACTGGAAAGTGCTAGCCGGTGATCTCGACATCGGGCAGGGTACTTTTGTGAACTGGAATCGACGCCGCATGAGCGCCGAAATAGAACCGGTGTTTGATGTACTGTCACTGGGCACTGTCACGCAGCTAAAAAAACATCTGGATAGCGAACAATACGATCTCGCCATCGCTGACTGCGCAGCATTCGCGTCAAAATCAACCATAGAGATAGCCAATCTCTGCGATCTTACCGTCATTCCCACGTCGTTCAGCCTCGATGACCTTGAATCGACGGTCAATACTGCAAACAGCTTAGTGAGAAGCGGCGTTCCAGCACAAAAGTTGGCTATCGCATTTAGCGGCGTTTCTGAGAACGAATCAGATTATGAAGCCGCGCGGGGATACCTGGCGAAAACGCCATATACCGTTATTGATGGATTTATTCCGCGTAAACCTGCCCTCAGCAAAGCTCAGGACGGCGGACGCAGCATTATTGAGTGTCCGTATGCAGCTCCTCGCCAACGAGCTGAGCATGTCATACAGGGCATTATTAACCGAATTGAAGAATTAACATCCGAGGAATAAGAATATGGCCGGGCCATCGTCAAAACCAAAACGTAAACCTATTGATAAAGGCGAACCGCCGAAACTGGAAGATACTGCAGCGGGTATAGAAACAACATCAAAAGCGGGAAGAGGAAGCGCAGGAGGTAAGCAGTTACTTTTACAGCTCGATCCTGAGCTGCACCGCGAATTTAAGACTTACGCATCTTCAAACGACATTAAGATGAAAGAGCTGTTTGAAAAGATGTTCAATTTCTACAAAACACACCACGGCTGATTTTAGTGATGTGGCCGCTGCTAGAACAGCGACCACATCGACACAACAAAGGGGAATTTGTTATGTCTGAGCAGCAATATACCAGGTTATTCCGCACACGTCTAAAAGACCTCAATCGCCTACCTGCAGGGCGATTGATGGCTCTGCTATCCACCCGCCCGGAATGGGTCCGCAACGCTGTGATACAAAGCCTTATGCGCGCAAGCTCTTAAAAACGAACCGGGGCAATGCTCCGGCTCACTGGAGTTACGACTCGCTTTTTAAATATGCAACACTGGTAAAAATAGCTCCTATTAACATAATAAAACTAGCAATAATTACCTGCTCAAGCTCAAAGTTTAAAAAATCCATGGTAGATGTTTCATTGTCCGGTATTGTAGAAAGTAGAACAAAAGCACACCACATAATACCAACAGACATAACAATCAGGCCAATTGTCATCTTACGGGGCATAAGCCTAATAATTACACCCAGCACAACAAATAACACAAGGAAAACATGGTAATTATTCATACAATCCTCTTTGAATTTCAGTGATTAGGTAAGATCCTGAGAAACAGGTTGTTTCTTAAAATATTTTTCTTTTATGAAGACTGAACCTACCGTAAAGACTGAACCTATAAGAGTAATAAAACAGCCTACAAGGACATAATCTAGGCGGTCGAAGAGTTTTTCCAGATTAGCAACATCGTCAATAGTCGTACTTGAAAATATAAGCACTGAGGCAGTCCAGAAAAAGCCGATGAACATTAATACGATCCCGAAAATCATACTCTTTGGGGCAGATTTGATAAGTTTGTAACCGAAAACAAAAACAAAAAAGAACACAATCAGACAGATAAGTGGTGAAGTATTCATACATTGTCCCATTATAAAAACCGCTGATTAACGCAACGGTTTAATAGGAACGCCAGAAAAAACTTGCACGGCAGATATCCGGGCGCTATCGTTCCGCCATCGCTGCAAAATCAGCGATCGGGCTTGGACTCCCGGATATCACAATGACGCATAACCGCGTTAGCGGTTTTTTTTATGTGTTAAGCACGGCCACATTCGCGATTTATGGTGGGCTGTGTGGGGGCGCTTCGGCGCGCCGGGATTCATTGTGACCGGTAGTCCAACCCTGCACAGTTCACCACCACAGCTTGGACTCTGTGTTGGTGATTATCCAAACTAATTGGAGCTATCACAATGAACACCAGCTTAACCACCAATCCGGATCACTTCGTTACGTCCTTAGACGGCCAGCTAATCACCTCATCCCTTCTTGTTGCTGAAGCGTTCGGCAAGCAACACAAGCACATCTTAGAAAAAATTGACTCGCTTGATATTCCTGATGGTTTCTCGTCAGCCAACTTTTCGGCCCACGTACAAAAAATCAAAGCTGGCGCAGTTACGCGGGATTCAAAAGTTTACCGCATGACCAAAGACGGCTTTATGCTCCTGGTAATGGGATTCACCGGCAAACGAGCAATGGATATTAAAATTGCGTACATCAACGCGTTTAACCGGATGGCTTCGCAGTTAACTCAGAACCAAAATCCCGCCACGCAGCTGCACGACGGACGTATCACCCAGGAGCAACAGGAAGCGCTAAAACAGTTGGTCCTGAGTCGCTCCAAATCCGTCCCCCCTGAACACCAGCCACGCGCCGCAATCACCCTCTGGTCTGCGCTCAAAAATCACTTTGGCCGTCCCTACAAAGAAATCGACGCGGCTCAATATAGCGAAGCGCTGGCGCTGGTCGTTCGCCTGCCATTAGTCGGGGAACTGCTGCCGGCAGAGACGCAAGACCAGAACGATGATCGGGAATCGGTAGATAATGTCATGCTGTTAACGGATAACACCTACCGGACACAGGCCCTTGATTATATCGATGACCTTTTAACTCGCTGTAACGACTATGCAGAGGCTAAAGGGATCGATGTAACCCAATGGAACCCGGCCAATTATGAACTGGCCGCCAGTGGGCTCCTGGCTGACCTGCTGCGCCATACGCGCGCGGAATTGTCCTTTGATTCACATATGCGGCCAGTGATTAAGGTTCTGCCAGCTGGGGCACTGTATATCTCACCTGGCAGTGACGACGCGATGCGCGGACTTGTATCAAGAGTGGTGAGCACAGAAACGCTTATGGGGATGATGTCTGAAGGGCTTGCCCGTCTCGATAGAGAGCGGAAAGAAAGTAATTAGTGACACTGTGACGCGTCACAGATACAACAATGGCCGCTGTTTGCGGCCTATTTTTTTACTTAACTTCTAATCTCTCTGAGCCTTCTACATAACACGCGTTATGAGTGAGGACAATTTCCTTAAACTTAAAAATGTACCCGCTGCCTGATTTTTCTTTTTCGGTGAGAGTGACCCATTGTCCGCAAATTTTAACAGTGTCACCGGCTTTTATTTTGTATGCTGAAACGTATTGAGTAGTCATTATTTGTATCTCTTCAGGTGGCCTTGACTGTGTGCCCGGCCGATGAGGAGATAGTAGGACCTTTGAGCCTGAATTGCAATATATATTTATATAAATATATTTTTATATATTACAAGACCCGCACAGCGCGGGCCTTGGTTATGCAGTCCGCTCACTAGCCACGAGGAGCAGCTGCAAAATCCTTATCGTTGAAGTAAACGGTGAAGCGGTCGCAGAAGTAATATGGCCCGGTAATAACCATGTGCTTATCGCTCATGTAAACAGATGCGCCCTCTTGATTCTCCTTCAGCCAGGTCAGCGCAGTTTCAGCGTCGGAGGTACGGCTTGAGGAATCATAAGAATCATCGATGCGCATGACTGAGGAACAGTGAATGACACCTTTGGCATTAGCGAGGATAGAGGCGATTTTTTTGAAAGAATTGCGGCGGATAGTTACGTAGCTCATAAGTGTATCTCTTCAAGTGGCCTTGACTGTATGCCCGGCCGATGAAAAGATTATAGGACCTTTGAACCTAATCGACAAGCTATTTTGATATATTTATATAAATATATTTTTATATGCCGAATAAAAAAAGGCCCCTGAAACAGGGGCCTCTCTCGCTACTTGCCGGAGACGTTGATCGTCACGTTCAGAGAGTTGTTAGTAACCTTCCAACCCTCGCCATGTGGCGACAACAAAGCACCGGAGACAACGAGCAAAACACATATGTATTTTTTCATTGAATGGTCTTTACAGACCGTTTCACGGCACATCCACCGACGAAAATGACGTGAGCGCAAGCGCTGGTTAAGGCTTGCATTTACGGCAATGGATTATCCTTCCCTGAAGTCGGTGCCCGTTTGCGAGACGGCGAAAAGGTCCAAGCACATATTACCCTGAAACCCATGCCGTTAACATGCTCTCTAATAAAGGAGAATTTTTGTCCTGACTAAATCAGGCTCCTACTTTCCGTGGTTGTTCGCTGAATTAAACAACAATCTAAAGGTGGTTAATTCGTACCACCAAACGCCACCAGCCCCCTCCAAACCCTTCCAAACCGCACCAAACTGATAGACAACGATTACCTTTTGGGTAAGAATGTAGGCACTGGTTAAGGCTTGCATAAGTCAGCTGTGAGGACCGCGAATCCAAACAGCACAAAACGACCGCCGTTATGGCGGTTTTTTTGTGCCTGATATAAATATATATTTATATAAAAATATAAAAAAGGCCCGCAATCTGCGAGCCCTTTAATCAGTGTGCCATTCCGGTTTCATTCAATGCCACAACCGCACAAATCCCCGCCCAGGTCTTATATTTCTTCTCGACCTCTTTCAGGCTGTTGAACATCTTGATGCCAGGACCACTCCACGCCTGGCGAGACGCGTTATCACAAAACATTTCCCACTGGTCCCACTTTGAGTGATAACGCAAAGTCATCTTGTTCCCGCGTGCTTCCAGGTAGTAAGAGCCATCGTTCTGGAGAGTGATCACTGCAGCTGCTTTCTTGGTCATCTTTCTATCTCTTCATGTAGCCTTGACGGTATGTCCGGCCGATGAAAAGATTATAGGACCTTTAGTCCTAAATAGCTAGATGATTTGATATAAATATATAAATATATTTTTATATATTCACAGTATCGAAAGCGGTGTTGTCAGGGATCATCCCCAGACCAGCCGCATACACCAGCAGGCACCACCCACCGTAAGTGGGAGCAGGGGCCCCCATTTTCCATTTTCGTATGTTCCGAGGTTCTACGCCTGCATACAGCCCCGCCTGAGATTCTGTAAACCCCGCCAGCTGTAAGACTAAACGCACATCGTCAGGGGAGGGGCGCACCCATCCCTTAGAGAACGGGCATAAGGTGGCCGGGTTTAATCCTTGCTCGATCGCGCGCGCCTGAGCGCTCATGATATCAGCCGTAGTCATAATGGTTCCTTTAGCAAAAAGGCCCCCGGAGGGGCCTGATTTTATAAATGAGTATCGAGGCCGGTCAGTTCAGTAAAAACAGACTGCAGCTCGTCGCAATATACATTTTCCTGAGTGTCCACCAGCTGGGCATTCATTCCGCGAATTTTCCACGTCTTGATTGTGTAAGTATCCGCAGGGGTCAGCTCAACACAAAAGCGGGTAATGCCGTTTTTAACAAAGTGAGCTTTCTTCGGCAGATCCAGCTGTAAGCCAGGAGTGAGGGCCAAAAAAGTTTTTAGCACCGGTCATAGCGATAAAACGGTTGCCGCCGAGCTGGGCCAGAATGGTGTTTGCGATTTCGATGGAGGTCATATTGTCTATCTCTTCAGGTGGCCTTGACGATACGTCCGGCCGATGAAGAGATAATAGGACCTTTAGACCTAAATAACAAGCTGATTTGATATAAAAATATAAATATATATTTATATCATTCCATACTGCGTTTTAAGGCTTGCTCGTTATTGATGTGACACATCATTAGCGATAAAATCGATGGATATCCATTATTGATGTGACATATGAATAACCAAACATCTACGCGCCTATCCGGAGTGCAAAAAGACATACTGTTTGTGTTGTATGGTCTGACTGAGCGAAAAAACGTCACAGGTCCACTTCCCGCCATGCAGCTGCTTGAGCTAATCAATCGTGGGCGACTTAACCAGGTGGCAGATACCAATTTTCGCCGTTCGTGCCATACGCTCTCACAACATGGTTTGCTCAGTAAGTTCCGCGATCGCCAGTCTTTAAAACTTGCGTTTGGCCTGACGTCCTCCGGCAGCGAAATAGCCCAGGGCATATATCAGAAACGAATTGAGGAGATGGGATAAAGCCCATCATTTAATCAGCATCCACGTTAAGCACGGAGGGCATCTGTGATTCCTCTTCCGGTTCGTAGTACGATTTAATTTCGGACGTATCGATATGCCCCTCCCATTGGCTCAGGTCATAAGCGCTCTGTAATCCCAGCCAATACTCAGGCGTGTTTCCCAGTGCCACAGTGATACGGATTGCCAGCACTGACGTTAATGTATTATTTCCGGCCAGAAAACGCGTTATTGTCGCAGGGCGAACACCGAGATTCATCGCAAAACTGTGGGCATTGATACCCAAATCATCCAGGATTCTGGCAACAATAATCCCTGGGTGAGAAATGTTAAGCTGTGTCGTCATACTTTAACCCTGAAATTTTCCCTTTATCCATTAAGGTTTAGGGCTGTGGCTTATGCGAACAAAAAAACCCGCGTTATGCGGGCTTTTTCATGGTCAGGAACGGCGGGCCAGCTCATGACGCGCAGCATCAGCCAGGAATCCGCTACGCGAGCTGTAGACACCGGCGCTGACAGCGGAATCAATACGGGACAGCAGGCCACCAGACATAGTGATCTGGACTCGTTTGGCTTTACTGTCGAATTTGGTCATGTCGATGGTAACACCCGCCCAGATGCCCCCCTGGCAATCTTCGTGAGTCAGATAATTTTCCATCGGCTCACCTTCTGGGATTTCATAGCCCTCATCAGCGCTAAACTCAAAGTGAACGTTTAACGCGCTATGAGCGTCGGCTAACGCTTCCTCAAACGAATCACCGGCAAAAACGCAGCCAGGTACGCCTGGAAAGAAACCGCTGTAGCCTGGGCCCACCTCGGTTTTATGGATATATGCTGGATAGAACATATTTATCTCTTATCTTTAAAGTTTCAGCGCCTAAAGATTTAAGGCGCATTTGATTATTTTTTAAGTCCTGCCGTTTTCAAAATTGAGTTAAGCGTTCCTTTGCTCAACTCCGATTTGGGGTGTGGCACTGTTACCACGTTCGGAAAATCAGGGTGCTTAAACTGGTGGTGACTACCGTTTACCCGTTTTAATTCCCATCCCTGAGCTTCCAGCATTTTGATTAGATCCGCACTCCTCACTTTTCCGGCCCCGATTCGCTGTTAATGTGTAGATTATACACATCAAAGATGGCGCAGCAACACCTATGTGTACTTAATGTGTATAGATGGGATAATTTGTCGAAAATCGGCCCTATTTAACATAATGACCGTTTTCCGCACCACGCCGGGATCACTCGCTACAATATCGTGATGAACGAGGTGAAAGAGCATGTTTTCCCATCCGAAAATAGGCTCTTTTAATGTTGCTGATTTGTTAACAAATCGGGCGTTTTGATTTGAGGCTATTTAAAGGCCCAAACGGCCGTTTTAAGCAATCTTTCTCCCCGGACGAACAACGAGCGGTCATTTTTGTTTTAAGGCCACCAGCTGGAGAACAGGTCTGCCATTTTCCATTCTGACCATAAATCCCCACCTCGATCCTGCCAGGCGGTTTTTTAATTCCACGGATATAATCGCTATGCCGGTGTTTCCGGTCGGAGACGTGGGGGCCCTGCAGCGGGTTGCCCGGCTTGCCGGGTGCTACCTTTGGTTTTGACCTTCCGAACCGGCGCGGCGTTTACGCCGCTGCAAGGGCGGGCATATCCACAGCTGAAAGCTGCGTAAGTTTAAATAGATCTTAAGTTAAGGGATTTAAAAGAGTGATGTTGCATGTATCCCTATTGATGCATCCAATAAAAATAACCATTTGCATATTACTATAAAAACTGTGGATAACAGGAAAGAACGGCTGTTATTTTGGGTGGGATAATACTGTGACGGGGGATTTTGTGGCGCTTTTTTGAACAGCTGTGGGGAGTCGATACGGGGAAGCCTCCAGCGTCAGCTGGATAAACCGTTAGTGGGTTCGGCGTTCCTCACGCCTTATCTTTTTAAAGTAATTAATACGCTGTTCAACAATGGCGCGGAGATCGGATAAATCAGCTCCCGGATGTTCACCGGCACGGAACTCTTCTGAGACCTGAGCGCTAACCTGGCGACGTAGTTCTGCTTCGCCCTGCTCCTCAGCTATGCGCTCCGCCTTCTCAGCTGCTTTCTTCTTCGCTTTGATTTCCCGCTCCGTTTTACGGCTATTCCAAGCGTGCTCTAAGCGTTCCTGCCGCGCTATACGGGCGTAATCAGCTTCAGTAATTGCTTTCCCAAGGTGCTTGCTGTTTTTGGCGTTGTAATAGTTGAGCTTTTGATTAACAGCTCTCTGCCATGCCTCTGGCGATATCCCCACCAGCTCAATGAACGCATCCGTTACAACGATCTCTGCCGGGAAATACTTACGGCTCACGCGGTCAAAACGGCGCTTGTATTTAACCAAGCCTAATTGACGCATCATAACCAGGGCGCGTGTTAGTCGGGTTATGGACTTATTGCCCGCCGCTGATAGCGTGGAGAGTCCGCACAAATCGGCCAGCTGTTCCGCGCTCGCGTGAACCTCACGTGAAACTATATTCACGAAATAAAGTAGACCGATTGATGCAGCGTTAATGGCCTTACGCCTGGCTTCGTATATGCGGCGTTGGCGTTCAGGGGGAAGGTTGGCATAGAAAACTACATCACCAGTCAGATCACGGCCTGACGTGTTATTGATAGCGCCTTGTAATACAAACGGGAGCTTATGCGCGTGGTGAACCGGCGCACTAAATTTAGGGTTTTGGTTGTGGACATAAGCGCTTCTCATCTGAGCGAGTCCCTCCCGCACAGAACGCCACCGGCCGCGCGCCATTCTTCCACCGAAATACCAAACGCACCCAGCCCCGAAACCGTGATCACAATGTCTGGTTTACGTCCGTCAGCATGAGAAAAATAAATAAAACCAGCATTCTCAAGCTGTTTAAGGGCACGTGAAAAGCGTGAAGCTGAGAGGTGGTTAGCTACAGGTTGTTTAGCCAAAGAACTATGGCCGGCCGTTACCGTAGAAGTGGCAGAATCAACATTAGCCAGAAGGACACGCAAAACAGCATTGAGGCTCTGGCGGCCAGCACGCCTGATGGTGCGCTGACGTTTGGTAGGTGGCATGTAAAATGCCGGGTGTGCAGTGAGATCTTCATCACCCACTTTATCGAGACAGTGGGCAATAAACGCGGATAGGTTCCGCTTGTTCGGATCGAGGTGGATAGTCCCCGCCCGTGGATTGGGTGTATGGTTTTCCATTTTCCTAGCCTAATGCTTGCTATTCGCTTGCATTGTCAGCCAGGGCCACACTATAATCGGAGTTGTCGAGGCTCGATTTGTTGTGTGGCTTTCTGGCTGACAATGATTTGAACCGCAGAGGCCCGCTAATTCGTTAGCGGGCCTTTGTTCTTCTAGACTCCCGCAAAACTCTGCGAAAGCGCCCTTAAATCCCGTACTGCATTTTTTGCTACGTTTTGTAGTCAAAGCGAACTTTAGCACATGACCCAGCGTTATGCATCAGATCACTTGCTGATTGGATCCAAATTACACAACCCATTGATGAAGATCCAGAAAGGATCACAAAACGATCCGAATTCTACTCCTCAACAACATCACGTCAAACAGTTACTTAATGCTATAAGAACCTAATCACCAAAGAAGCCAATTACAGGGTAAATTTCCTGATTTACGCGGCCAGTGATGACGAGGAAGCGCCGCCAGATACCGTAAGGCATAGGTTTATCGCCACTACGATACGCCCTGATACGGCGATCCACGCTAGATCCTCGGATACCCAGCAAACCACCCAATTTCTCGTCAGTGCTGTACTCAGGCAGCGCATTTTTAAACTGCAGGAACCAGGCATTCACCAGTTCTGCCGGTGGCGGCTCCCAGCCCTCAGTCTCTGTTTTTAAATGAGCATCACCGAACGCAGCCGGATCGATGCCAGAAGCATCACCGCGCGCCGGCGCTGAGCAATTCGCTTTCAGCAACTCACATGATTTTTCCACCTCAGCCGCGTACAGAATGCGTTTCTGTTCTTCTACTGGGGGAATGTCTAATTCAATACTCATAATGCCTAACCTCCGGTTGAGCAGGGAGGGGTTTCCCCCTCCCTGTGATTAACGGCGGTTCAGAACGATATTCTTAACGTCTGAAACCCTGATGTTTACCAGTTGCAGGCTCCCTGTCGCCAGCGGCTCCCATCGCCCCGATTTGTGAAGGTGTTCAAAGCAGTAGAACAAATAATCAGACAGTAAAATGTCTTTTCGTTCCACCCTCACACCAATGTGTTCACCGAAAAAGGTTCTGGTTGGCTGGCCTACAGTTTTTAAAGAGCCCCGACGAACAATCCAGAAATCAGCCTCGGGAAAATTCGTCTTGATGGTTGCTACATCAGAAAGTTTCATTCGATTCCTCAGAGGGCTTAGCCTTCTCGGAACGAGTGGCTTTCTGTCGCCCCCGTGAGATACATATTAGGACTAAAGGTCCTGCATGTAAAGCAATAAATAGGACTTTAACGCCTATTTATTTATTGACACAATAACAACCCGTTTCGAGAATCGAAATGTTTGGTTCCTGCCGGTTTCCAAACACGGCGTAGCACCTAGCCCCTGCCGGTGCTACGCCATCTTCATTCGTTAAGCAGAGACCACATATAGCAGTGTCATTCTGGTTTGGGCGGCCACTCCTCACCAGGGCTTACCCTACTCACCTGCACACTGTATTTTTCCCATGCTTCAAGACTGACGGTTTCCTCTTCTGTGGCCATGCCATGCTTAACCGCCAGCGCCAAAGGAAAAATGATTTTTCCCGCCTGTGCCATAAGCTCAGCTTTCATGTCCCGCGCCTGCTTTTCCAGTTCTTCGTCGGTATAGATTCGCGCCTGAATGGAGCCATCAACATAACACCATGATCCATCCGTAAGACTACCTACAGCATCAGCCGGTATTGACTCAAGTGGAACCTCAGCAACGGAGAGATTGACGGGATTAAGCTCAGTCACGTCCATCGTATGGCATAAAATTACCCCGTTTTTTTCATACAACATTTTCAGCGTGTCATCGGCAAAGTTTTGCTGTACGTCATACCAGTCATTACCGTCTTCATCATGTAACCAGGTGATTTTTCCCGGCCTTCCATCCGGAAGCTCCAGCACCATAACGGGCACATTATCAGGGTGGTACACGGTAAAATTTTTATAGTTTTGCATCTCGTTTCCTTAAAGACTCTGCACGTTAACCCACGTGCCATTAACCAGTATCTGTAATGGTCGATAACCCATCCCCGTTAGAGCGCCATCGCTGCCGCATTTGACTGCTGACTGGACACACCCAGCTGGGGCACTCACTGTCGCGTGGTTTGGAACATCTACGACTACCTGTGCGCCGAGCCGGGTAAGCGTGGTACTGGCCGATAAATAGCGGGCATCAAAATAACCAAAGTCTTCCAGGTTCAGCTTATGCATAACAGCTTCGCCGGTTTCAACGTTCACGCGGAACGGGCGCAGGCTGTTGTAGTTCCCGTGAGGGTCGCCGTTATTGGTTAGCATCAGATATAAGTTAATGCCGTCATTGCGCCAGAACGCGCCGTAATTCCCGTACGCAATGCGGTAGCTGTTCGCGGAAGAGCTGACTATCTCGTTAGGATTGGTCGGGCCATACAGCTCGTTCCAGTTTCCCCAGGGGCCGTTGGTGCCATTCCATGCCCCGCTTAATCCGCGTAAAAATTTCCGACCTGTACCGAAAGTGGTGTATTCCTGCTGACAGCCATACGCGCTGGGCGTTATCACCAGCGTACCGGCCTCTACCATAGGGTAGTGATTTGCTGCAGTTGCACCGGCGGTGGCAGGCTGATAGTGAACACCTGCTGCGCTGTATGCCCCCAGCGTGTTGAGGTCCACGTTAAGGGCGGTACCAAAGTACGGCATGGCACCAGACTGCACTGCCGTTGGAGGGTTATTTTCGCCAAATAACTTCGCCCAGGAAATATTGTTATCGCCAGACTTCGTACCTATCTGTGCGACTAATTCCCCCCCGACAAGCCCAACGCCAAAGTAGTTCTGAGACGGCGTGCCATCATAAGGCATCGTAATGCCGGACATCGCAATAGAGAGGTCCCGCCAGAAAGACGCAAATCTCTCGCTATTCACTACCGTATCGCGTGCACCACTACCAACACCCATCCAGCCAACAACTGGCACACGCCCATTTGTGGTATCCACCATCGATGTGACGATATCAGCATCCGCTGCACTACCCAGCTTTACGTTTCCGTGTTCGTCGGGTTGGTGTTCATTGACAGTTTTCACCATCCCTTCCGTACTGGTGTTCAGCAGCTGCGCGATGGCCTGATAAACCTGTGTGTCATCCTCCGGGTCAATCGTAATTCCGGCCTCTTCGCACAGGTGAACCAGCTCACGCTGCAGGGTATTCAGCCAGGCGGCCATCACCCATGTACACGGGACCTGTGTTTGTGGGTCGCCGTCCGTAAATTCATCGTTCTCATCAGCTGTTGTGGTACTGCTTCCTATTT